CACCTAGAGTCTCTGCTAGATTTGATGAAAAGTCAACAGCAATTTGTTCTTCCATTTCTCCAATAATTGCGCCACCATCTTCTGTAGGTGTGATTTCTGTGCCAATATCCTCGGCTAATTCTACATCAAGAGGAGATTCATTCTCGATGGGACTTGCTTCTGGATTAATTCTTTTGTCTATGGCCATTATTTAATTACTTTCCCAAAACCTCTTATAGCTGCACCACCAGAAGAAAACTTCTTGATTATGCCACCATGTTTCTTTTTTCTTGTTTCTGTGATTTGATTATCTCCCGCAGAGGGTTGATAACCTTTTTTGTTACTTCCATCGAGATATGCTTCAGGAGCACTTGCTCTAAACTTAGCATCATCTGGAGAAAATGATTGTTGTTCAATTACAGCAAATAAGCCTGGTAAATCTCCTGTATATTTAGTGCCAGATAAACCAGCGACCCCAACCTCTTTCATAGATTTTGCAGCATCTTTTCTATCTTTGATACTTTTCTTTTTATTTTTCTTTTTACTCATGTTATCAACGTTTTCTTTTGTTTTTTCTGTAGCATAGCAGAAAATCCTTTTGGTTGCACGAACTTATAATACTTTGATTTAGGATTTACAAACGACGCTGGTGTCTTTTCCTTCTTTGTTTTCTTTTTCTTCGATCCTTGGACCGTGAACCCCTTAACAAAACTCATCAATAATACTCCTTTGAGTGAGGTATCATTGTTATCGGTGGATCCTCATAATCCTCCGGATGTACAGCTAATCCAACCTGACGGTAGCGCATCAATGCTTGTGTCGTGCTATCCACCAAGTCATCGTTGTCTCCATAAGGAAAAGCGGCACACTCTTCAATGACCTCTTCTGCCCACTTCTCATCTGGAGCCCAGACCTGACCAGACTCAAATAAAGGTGAAACAGAATTTACTCTGACATGCTTATCATTTCCTTTGCTCGGTGTAAAGTTAACAACGGGAATACCTACACGACGTAACTCGTGTGTAAGAGGCGTTCCACTTGCTTTCTGCTCCACGATCACCGTCTCGGGTTCCCAGTATTTATATTCTTCCATCGCAATACGTTTTAAATCAGGGAAGTCCCACCGTCCCTTCTTCATGTCCAACAAAATTATATTAGGCGTAATATCATTATGCAAGAATACACCCCACGTTGTAATCGCCGAATAATCCGCCGTTTCTTTTTTACTATAGGCCGTATCGTAGCTTTGAATGATATGTTGTAATTTAGGTGGTTGGTCCTTGTCCCAAACATTCCACCACTCTCTTTTGATAATGGAACCTTCTTCTGACGTAGGATTCTGTTGCCACTGTGCGTTCCACTTAGCC